TTATCCGAGCGGATTCCAATCCACGTTTACGTCCGGCTCTTGTCCTGCCGTGGGGGCCGTGGAGCCGGTCGCCGTCGTCGTGCAGGCGATCGAGAGGGCGGTCGAGAACTTTTTGCCGCCTTCTTTCCCGTCAAACTTCACCGCCAGCGAGTCGCCGTCGTGGCTGGCCACGCCGGCCGGGATCTCGAGGACGAGGTTGGGCACGGTCGTGCCGAGCGTCACGCTACCGGACGCCACATTGAAGAGTTGCAGATAGAGCACCGGCGCCGTGTTGTTGAGCTGACGCGCCCTGATCCGGCTGAGGAATGTGGCGCCCGTCCGAATCGCTTGCACTGTCGCCGCCAGCGCCGCAAAGCGTGAGTTGGCCATGGTCTCCTCCTTACTTTCCAGACCGTGAAATGGTGCGGGAGCCCCCGCCGTGCAGATCACTCGGGGGGGATTGTCGGCCGCGCTTGAGCTCGGGGTTGACAAACCGGACCGCCTTGGGCGTGAGCTCCTCGCCCTCCGGGGCCGCGGGAATCCCGTTGATCGGCGCGTCCTCATCGTCCTTCCGTCCGACGCCCATCGACTGCACGCCGTCCTTGGTCAACGCTTTCGGCTCGGTGTGCCGGAGTTGCGCGGTATCGCTCCGATCGAGCGCTTCGACCGGATTCGTGGTGGACAGCGACCCCTCCAGCGGCTCGGTCGGATACTGCTCCGAGCCGACAATGCCGAGCGCATGGGAGTGACTCACCCCATCGCCCAGATTCACATGCAGGGCGGAGCGCTCCACGACGGCGTAGGCTACGTTGGGCGGCAGGTAGCGCGTCTGGTGCGGCTTGAACGTGAGCGGAATGCTGTTGAACAGAAATTCCACCGGCACCGCGCGCCGGTTGACGACCGCGACCGCATCGAACGGCCCGGCCGGTTCCGGATCTTTCGCCAAGGTGACGGCTCCTTCGAGTTTGGGCATAACGCCTCCTGTGTCGAACGCGGAGCTCCCATGAGCTCCGCGCCCCACCTGATCGCTTACGGCAGGTGCACGACCACGACCGAGGCCGTGATCCCGTCCAACCGGAAGTTCGCCTGCGGCTTTTCGCAGCCGAAGTTATCGAAGATCCGATACACGCCCTCGTAGGCGTCGTAATCGGTCACGAACCGGAGCACCGAGCCGTTTTCGTCGGCCCACTCGCCCTCCGTCAGGAGGTAGCGCGTGAAGGTCTCCGTATCGAGCCCGAACATCGTGCCGTAGGGACAGTCCTTATCGGCCGTGATCGGGATGCCGCCGAAGTCCAGGAGTTGCTGCTTCGCGGCGACCGTGCCCGCGTCCGGGCGGAGCAACGAGGCGGCCATGTACCGCCGATCGTTCTCGAGCATGACTTGATACGCCCGGCGGACGGAGTGCTCGCAGACGAGCGCCTTCGTCTTGCCGCGCGACTTCTGGTACACCGTGTCGATCCCGCGCTGGATCACGTCCGCGCTGAGCGCCCCGACGGACGCAATCACGACGCCCTGGAGATAGTTCCCAGGGGACGTCGAGCGATCGATCCCGTGCAGCGTGGAGACGTAGGTGGTGTCGTCCACCAATCCCAACAGGCCCATCTGCTCGGCGCAGTTCGAGCCGTTCGTGCCGCCGCCGCCGTACGTGGTTTCGTTTACGTCCGTCGTCCCGGCCTGCATGGCCGACACGATGAAGTCGTTATCCGCCACCGCCGCATCCATCGCGGCGGAGACCGTGAACGTCAACCCGGTCGAGGGCACCGTCGCCACCGTCCGCGCGCCGCCCGCGCGGATCGCGCCAGAGGCCGGATCGATAAAGGCCACGAATTGCCCGACCTGAATATACCGCGAGCCATTGACGGCCCCTGGCACGCCCTCGGGCGCGTCCACGGTGACCGTGGTGCCGGTGCCGGGATCGCCGTTCACCAGCGCAAGCACGCCCTTGCCGAAGCCGAAGATCACCCGGCCCCGGTAGTTCGACAGATCCTCCACGAGCCCATCGATCTCCGAGCCGAGCGCGCGGGCAAACGCCCCCTTGCTCTTCTCGGACGCCTTCATGACCTGCGCCGTCAGGCGGATGCGGCCGTGATTGTATTTGCAGGGAATGACCCAATCCTTGTACGCCTGCTTGCCGGGATCGTGCACCACGTAGCCCTCCGACGTGGCCGCGGCCGACAGATTGCGCGACAAGCGCACCGGGAATTGGACGTTCTGCCCCGCCCAGCTTTCACTGTCCCGCTTCATCATTTGCAGGACGGGCTGCTCATCGTTCAGGGAATCGATGATGCCTTTCTCATAGACCACCTTCAGGACTTCGTTAAAGGCCCCGACGGCAGTCGATTGCACATTGGCTAACGCGGCCATGTCGGTCTCCTCCGTCTACTCCTTCGCGCGGGTAAAGCTGTCTTGCAGCATCGCAAACGCCCGCTGATGGAGTTTCGTGCCCGTCAGGCGCTCCGGCTCCGGCGGGGCTGGGGGAGCCCCTCCAGTCCCCGGTTGGGCCGGCAGCCGTTTCACACTGCGGGCTTCCCGTTCTCGTTGAAGGTCCACCTGAGACTTGACCGGCGCCGACCCTTTGAAGCCGAGGGCCTTTTTGGCGGACGCGATGATCTCCTTCCACGCCCCGCCGTCCCCGTTATAGACCCGTCCGAGGAGCTCGTCGGTCATTTTCGCCGCCACGACTTCATGCCAGACGTCCCGCGAGACCGGCATAGTCTTGTCGTAGTGCCCGTCCGCATCGCGCACGAGGCGATCGTGAAACAACTCCGTCGCCATCGCCGCGGCCACGGCAAAGCGGCCCGTCTCAGCCTTAATGGTTTCCAATTCTTCGAGCGCCTTCACGAGCTTCTTCCCGATGGGGAGACTTTGCAGATGCCGCTCCCAGGCCGCTTCCTCCTCCGGGGTCAGTGGCCCTTTGGTGTCGCTGGTCGGCTTGGCCTCATGATCCGGAATCTTCTTCATGAGCTCTTGCTCACGGGCCTTCCACTTCCGGCGCTCTTCGATGAGCGCGTTCAGGGGGACCATTTGCGGCTTTTCTTCTTGTTCCTCTTCGGGCGTCTCGTCGTCGAGCTGCTCGGGTGGCTCTGCCACCGTGCCGGGGCCTGCGCTCCCCGGATTTCCCGCAGGTACTCCGTCTTGTTCACGGAGCAGGAATGGGGCAAACAGATTCATGACGTCCTCCACCGCTGGATCCGGCCAGCGACCGATGCGCCGGGAGACAGCCCGGCCTGCAGCACGCTACTGACGTGAGCGTGTACGACGCGCGCCATGGTCACGGAGGCGCTTCCGAATCGGATTTTCCTTGGTTTTGTGATAGGGGAGCGGTCCCTGGTTCGGGTACTCACGGTCCCAGCGTTTCGCGATCTCCGGGTGATGAACGTGCATGTAGCCGCGTTGGGCCTCGCTCTCGTACGGCATCTACTTCTCCGTCTCCTCAAGCTGCTCCGCCTGCGCGCGATTGATCGTGGGGCGCATCCCTTCCGACGGCACCGGCGGCCGCTTCTTCATCTTCTTCACAAACTCTTTGAGCCGCTGCTTAAGCGGGTTATCGTCGGGCGGCGTCTCGGGCCGTGGTGGGGCAACCTCAGGCATACGTCAGTCCTCCAAGTGCGATACCCGCAATTCACGCAGTACAACTCCTCGTAGGCGTCCACGATCAACCCCTGGCAGCGTGGGCACCGGAACGGCCTCGCCTTGCTGTTGGCCACTCACCCACCCACCATCGTCGGATTGGGCCGATGCCCGCCGCGCGCGGACGCGGCGACGTTTGGCTCCACGCTGCCGGCCGGGCCGGCGGTTTCTGGCGCAAAGGCTTGCGGTTCGGTCGGGGCCGCCGGCGGTTTGCCGTTGCCAGCCGGCTCCGGCGGCGCCCCTGGCGGCGCGCCCTGTGAGGCCTGGAGCATCTGGGCGCTCTCCATCATCACGGATTGCGCCGTCATCGCCAGGTGCTCGAGCCAGACCGCCTGCCATTCCGGAGAGAGCTTGAGAAAGGCGTCCGTCTTCGCAAACTTCTTGTGGGACCAGAGATGCAGTTGATGGTTATCGATCTGGGGCCGAAAGCGGGTGGCGCCCTGCGCGATCTGTTCCATCTGGCCCATGGCCTGCTGCATGGCGTCGGGCGTGCCGCCGGCCAGCGCGGCCTGCTCCTGCGCCTTCTGTTGGAGTTGGGCGAGATCGAACTTCTTCGCGATCAAGAGGAAGTGCTGCTCTTCGCGCGCCGCGTCCTTCAGATCCCAATCGCTCTCGCGATCGTACTTCGCGAGTCCGCGCGACCGGAGGATTTCCGACTTGTTCTTCGGGTCCGCCATGTCGATCAGCCCCTTCATCATGGCTTCATCGACTTGCGCGTTTTCGGCCAGCGCGGAGTGTGGCGTGAGCGAGCCCGCTTCGACCTGCAACGTATAGCGCCACGCGGTCGCCTCCGGATCGGCCTCGTCATTGCTGATACCTTTAAAGAGGTTGGTTTCAAACGAGGCGTGCGGACCCAGAATGGTATGAATCTGTTCGCTGGGCATGTGTTCGCGGAGCATCGCCGTCACCTGGCGGCCCCACTCGAGGTAGCCGTTCTCCCAGCGCTGAAAGAGCGGTCCCCAGCGGGAATGCCCGCGCTCGATGAGCAGTTGGAGCGCGTAGCCGGCCGTGATTCCCGGAGGGGCCGCGCCTTTGAGAATGTCGTAGACGGAGGCGAGGTCTTCAAAGTCCTTGTCGATCTGCTCGAGCCACTTGATGACGGAGCTCGGCACGTTCTCCCCAGGGAGGCGCTTGGGTTCGCTGGCCGCGCCAGGCGCCAGTTGCAGCGCCTTGAGCACGGCGCCCGGCTGGCCAGAAAAGCCCTCGACGCTGGTGCCGTAGGGGAGAATCCACACCGGATTGGCCATTCGCATCGTAATGAGCTGAATCAAGGATTCGAGCTCGTTACGCTGCTTCTGTTTGGGGGCCAGATCGTTCGCGATCGATTTCCCGAGCGCGGAGCCCGGCATCACGTCCTGCGCGATATGAATGACCGGCAGAAACGGCTTGCCATCGAAGTTGCGCGTCGAGAGCGTGTCCTTGAGGAGGATGGTGTCCCCGGAATAGACGAGGTAGAGACCGTCCTTGTACGTGTCGTTCGGGAGCTGGACAAACCACTTCTCCGGCGCGCCCTCACGTTTCGGCGTGACGCCCGTCGTCCCGAGGCTTGATCCGGACGCGGTATTCGCGAGCGAGGAGGCATAGAACTCGCTGAGCGAATAGCTCCCGGTGGCCTGCACCTGTTTGCCCTTCGCGCCGTATTGCTCAGGGAAGTACGTCAGGGGGCGCTCTTTGATGCGGAGAAATTGGGTTTGCAAGGAGAACGGCCAGACGGAGTAATCGAAGAAGGCTTCAAAGGGCGTACAGACGTCTGTCCGGATCGCCCCTGACTTAAACCCTTCTTCTTTGATGAGGCCATTGTCCCCCATCGCGTAGGTGTGATTCGGCGACTCACAGGACGGACAGCCCTCTTCAAATTCGCTGGGGAGCCCTTCGGTGTTGCAGACGTCACAGCGATAGAGCGGCACGGTCATCGTCCCGCCGCCGCTCGGGTCGTACATATTGATGAGGAAGATGTTGCCGGTATAGATGAGCCAGGTGGCCGCGAGCTGGCGCCATTCTTTAAAGCCGGTGGCGAGCTTGGCGTGATCGAGCAGACGGGTCGCCGTCTCCGCGACGAGCTTTTGCATTTCGTCGCCGCTGTCCTCCGGCGTCCACTGAATCGTCGGCTCGACACGGAGGATCAACGCGACCAAGGCATCCAGCGTGCTCGCAAAGCGATTCGTCGCGGGCGTGGGCACCCAGCTCTTCAGCTTCTTCTGGCGAAAGCGCCGGCCGGTCTCGTCGTAGACGATCCACTGAATCCCATTCTTGTAGAGGAGATTGCGATACCAATCCCGCTCGTGCCCGTAGCGGAAATGGCGGCAGTCGGATTCAACCTGTTCGGCGTGCGCGAGGACTTCTTTATCCGTGGGCACCTAAGTCTTTCCCAGCAGGGTCGCGATCTCGGCCAGGCGCGTGCGCTCGACCGTGCGCTTCGCGGTATGGGCATCGCGCAGCACTTGAATGGCGGCATTGGCCTTCGCTTGTTCGGCGAGGACAGCCTGATTGAGCATCGCTTGTTCGGCTTGTTCGGTGGCCAGGAGAGTGTTCTGTTCGTACAGCAGATCGAGGTACGTATCTTTGTCCATGGTCCCCACACATAAAAAAAGGCCCGCCCCTCCCGGATGGGAGAAGCGGGCCTCGAAGGTCGTTCGGTGGTCCCTAGTTACTGAGTTCGGTTAGTTCACGATGCACCTTAATCTTGCCAATGGTGCCGTTATGAAAGTGCAGTTCGATACTGCCGGTGTAGTGCGTCTGGATCCATTGTTGAAGGGTGTAGGCGACAAAGGACGGGAGCTCCACCAGTTGCACCGTGGTCACTTTCACCATGCTCAACTCCCTCCTATAGGGGCATTACGCCGGCGTGTCAAGAGAATTCTCTGGCGGCGCCGGTGCGGGCTCGACCGCCGCGAGCGTGGCCGGCCCGTACTCCAGCGTGAATTGCCAACCGTTGAGTACGGTGTCTTTGCGCTTGTTGAGATTCATTGGCGGCAGGGCTTGGAGCGCCTTCTCCGAGACAAACCACGACCCGCCGCGCTCATGGATCAGGGCCGCGAGAAAGAGGCCGATCGCTTGTTTCTCCCGCTGGGCCTGCTCCATCTGGGCCTTGTAATGGTCCGCGCGCGTCTTCAGGGTCTTGCGGTCGGGAATGAGGCGAATCTTCTGGGGCATCACAGCGCCCGCGCGATCCGTTCGGCCATCGACTGAATGATCTGGGCCTTGGTGCGCGCTTCGAAGGCTTGGCCGACCACGCCAGGCGCGATGACGTTCTGTGCTTTATTGGGCGACTCCGGCTCCGGCCCTTCAATGCGGGCAATGACCATCCGTAAGAGATTCATCGTTTGGTTCTGGGTCTCGTTCGTTTGCCCGAGCACGTCGAACAGATGCTCCTTTTCAGGGGTAGAAGGGCTACAGCCAGAGAGATGAGTCCCAATCTCTGCCTTGGCGGTGTCGGCTGACGGTATATTCATAGAATCCTCCTTGGTTAGACTTCTTGGATCTTCTCCTGGGTGTCGGTCCCTTGATCGCGAAAGATCGCTTGGGCGTCCTCGATCATCTGCTCTGCCGTGAGGCGCATCCGGTCCTGCTCCTCGGGCGTCATCACGGTCCGCTCGACGTGCATCAATGGTTTTTCCTGCGCGGCGAGCGCCACGTTGACGGCCAGCCGTTCCCGGTCCTGACTCTGCCGGAGCTCGTTCTGCACAAACGCGAGCTGCTCGCGCAGCACCGGACACACCGGACAGGCGAACAGCTTAAAGAAAAAGTTCATCGACCGCCTCATCCATCGTGTGCCGCTCCGCGATCTGCTTATTCGTGCGCCACATGCTGACGCGGTTCCAGGCCTCATCGTCGTCGCGCTTTTCCTCCTGGAACGTGAAGGCGTTCAGGACCAGATAGCGGAGCGCGTCCATCACATGCTCAAACCAGCCGTCCTTCTTCGGCGTGTTCTTGAGCCGGCCTTCCTTGTCGCGGCCCGCCGCCCCGGTATCGAGCACATACCCGCCCTCGAAGCCCTGAATGAGCACATGATTGATCGGATCGAGCACCAGGCCCGGCTCGCCGTACTCCGTGATGCGGAGCTTTATGTCCAGCATCTTCAGGCCGGTCTCAATGTAGGACCATTGGTAGTAGAGCGTGATGCCGAACTTGTCGAGGAGGATCGCCGTCGTCTGCCCCTTGTCGCTTTCTTGCGCGCCGGCCGGGTCGCCGTAGTCCAAAATCTTGCGCGCGCCGGGAAAGCGTGTGTTGGTCTGCACGATGATCTCGTCCGCAAATTCCCAGATTTTCTTGTTGGTCTCGAGCAGGGAGTAGAGGACTTTGAGCTGATTGTGCTCCCCGATCTGCGCCCACACGCACGCCGGATGCGCTTGGCCAAAGTCCCAGCCGCGGATGAGCGGCTTCGTCGGATCAAAGGCACACGGTTTGACGTGGACAATGCGTGAGAAATTAGGGAAGAAGGGCTCGTTCGCGGAAATCGTGTAGTCGAGCTCCATCTCCCGCTGCCAATCGCGCGGGGAGGAGAGGGCCTTCGCTTTCGCCAGCCACGCATCGCCCGCCGGCGTGCCGGGGCGCTTCTTCGGGTCTGCGGAGTAGTGCACCGCGAGCACGCGCCAGCCCTTCGGGGTCTTCCAGCGCCAGATGCCCTCGCTGACGAGCTCGACGTCGTGCGGCACCGGCGCGCCGTTCAGAATCTTCGGGGGAATGAGCGACGAGCGCTCATCGTAATTGACCGGCGGCACCGGCACGACGCGGGAAAAGGTTTCCGGAATGGGTTCATCGTGTAGCGCGGGGACCAGATTATCGTACTCGGCCCGGCGGTCGTTGTCGCACGACTTGCAGTAGGTGAAAAAGCCGTCTTTGCGCTCTGCGTTCTTGGCGAAGTAGTCGGCGGTCAGCGGGAGATCGCGCGCGCAGGCTGGACAGACTTTGTGGGTGTCGCTCATGGCCGGACCAATTCAGGACACGCTTTGATGAGCCGGTGAAATTCTTCAAGACGTTTTCGGTTTTCGCGAATGGCGGCATCGCGACGATCAATCCTATCGGCTTCTTCGCGCAGGCGCGACGAGGGTGGACGATAGAGTGAATCGCTGTACATCAACTGTTCAGAACTCGTGGAGATTTCAGATTGATGCTCGATAATCTGCTGTGCCAACTGCACGATCAAGATCAGTTCGGCCACGCCGCACATTACCACGTCCCTGTCATGAGCTTCGGCATCAACCCGTCCAGCACGGCGGTACTGACGAAGATCGCCAGCCCCCCGCCGGCGACGGACGGCATCGCGGCGCGCACCGACGCGCGCCCGTCCGGTTGAAAATCGAGTTCATCGGAGAAGAAGACGGACACCGTGTTGGAGCGAATAATTTCCGCGCCCTGCGGAATGCCCCAGATTTTGTTGCCGAGACAGGGAATCTCCAGCTTAAAGCGATTCTCGCGGATGCCGGTCACGCGCGGGCGAATCGACGTGAGCCAGGGCGGCAGGTGATCGTACATGAACGTGATGCGCTCCATGAGCGAGCCCGCATCGTCTTCCCGTTTCGTCTGCAAAATCTCCAACTGATTCTTCCGGGTGAGCGCGCGGGCGAGAATATAGGCGTCCACGCCCCAGGTGATTTGCATTTGCCGCGACTTCGGCAGGAGAAGCGGCACACCTTCTTGTTCCGCGAGGAAGAGCTCGCGGTAGAGCGTCCGGAGATGCGGCGTATCTGGCAGGGGATAGATCCCGTCGTCCCGGTGCTCGTCTTTCGTGAGAAAGAGGCCTTCGCTGAGAATGAACTCGCTGTAGTCCTGGCGCGGATTCCACATCATGCCGAGCGTGAGCTCGGCCCGCTGGCGCCCGCGCGCCGCCGCAATCGGGTTTTCGTCGAGATGGGACTGCTCAGCCACGACTCACGATCCAATCGCCGTACATGTCGGCTGTCTGGATGATGCCCGGACTCAGATTAAAGAGTGTTCCATGCGGGAGTCGCTCATCGACGTAGATCGGCGCGCCGTGAAAGTACATCTCAGGCGGCTCCATGAACCGCTTAGCCGGGAGCACGATCGTCGGCTTCTTCGGCGGGGGCGGCAAAGTCTTCGGGGAGACCGGGGTCCACGACGGACGCCACAGCATCAACAGGGTTAAGCCGCTCGCTTTCAGGAACGTCCGACGGGTGAAGAGCGCCATATTTCTCCTTCATCTTTTTCAGAAACAGCGCGCCGAGCGCCGCATCGTTTTCGAGCTCCGCATCGAGCGCGGCGGAGCCGATCAGCTCGGTCGCCTGCTTGCTCATGGCGCCGGCCGTCCACGCGAGATCCCGAATGTCGCTCGGCTCGAGGTCTTTGGGTTTGATCGTCGCGAGGCCCTGACTCACGACTTTCGTCGCTTGCTCCGCTGCGCGCAGCGACCGCGCCCCCAGCCGGAGCTTGCGCTTGGCGATATTTTTGAGATAGGTGGGCGTCGTGAGCGCGGCCGTCACGTCCTTGACGGGCGCGCCAACTTTCTGCGCGATGGCGTCCCGACTCAGCATCGGGTGGCCTTCCTTCATCTTCCGAATGCGCTGCACGATCGCCGGCGTGTTGTCTGATTTATTGTCCGGCGTCCGTTGTTGAAAAATTGGCGCCTTATTTTTGGGCCGGCCGCTCATGGTGCGGCCTCGAACAGGCGGCAGGCCTCATCCTTCATGCGAATATCCGTGCCGGGGCCGTGCGTGATCGGCGCGCGATCACATTTGAAATATTTCCCGTTGTGTCCGGTGCGCGTTAAATGCTGGCAGTCCCTGCACGTTGTCTCAGCGGGTCCCTTGCCGACGTCCATCCAATACGGGCGCCGGCGCACCGTTCGGCCTTTCGTGTCACGAATCGTAAGGGATCCCGCGGGCGCGGTTGTCGTCCGCTGCCTGATCTCCTCGACCGTGAGAAGCTGGCCGTCAAACAAGCTCATCAACCCTGTCCTTTTCCCACGCATCGAGCGGATGCGGCGCGCGATGCACGCGCACGCCGTCTTGATAGCCGAGTTGGTAGCCTTCCAAGCGGGCCGCGTCGAGCGCTTCTTGGTGGAGCGCGTCGTTTTCGGCTCGCACGATCATCTTGATTCTCTGGGTCGCGGTCTCTCTGACGACAATACGGGTCCATTCCCATTGCAAGAAGGTGGCCCAGTGTTGGCGGACAACATGGATGAGTGTATTGAACGGGCGCGGATAACAGACGAGGACTCGGCGATCCAGATCACAGTACGCCGGCCCGTAGCCTTTGGGACGTCTCGAAGATTCCTCACAGAAGAACCGAAACGGCGGCAGTTCGAACGCCCAGAATAACAGGTAGACGCTCCAGCAGAAATTGAGTGGGCCGTAGGTGGTGCTCGGGCGATAGACCACGCCCAAGCGGATGCCCGGATATTTTGTCTTCATGGGCGTTGACATCTGTAGCACACCGTGCTACATGATGCAACTCTTACCGCCCACGAAGGACCCGACTGTGCCCGACGCGCCGCACGAGCCGATGGTGCCGATTGCCGTCTTTTTCCGTCGCCGTCGCCGCCCCTCGTCTCTCCGCCGTCTGACGGCCGCCGTCCAGGAAGAACGCGAACTATGGCTGGCCGAGCTCGACGCCACCTGTGCGTACGTGTACGCACACGATGCGGGCCAGGCCGACGAGGCCGCCTGTCACGCGGCGCGGGCCGACTGTTTTCTCCGCCTCCGCCTCTCGCTGCTCGCCCCGCATGGCTGACAAGGAGGTCGAAGAGGCCCTCCGCGCCCTGAACGACGCGGATCGGGCGAAGACCCAGCACGCGCTCGCCGGGCAGTTGGCCGTGATCGACGACGCCGTGCGCCAGCAGGCGGAGGCCCCCGTCTGCGCGGCCCGCAACGGGATCCTGACCTACACGTATCACGCCTTCAACATCAAGATTGAGCTCGGGCGCCTGAAGGAGTCCAGCCGCGGACAGTTTGCAGACCTGACGGCCTCCACGATCGCCCCGGTGCGCCTCCTCACGCAGGGCCAGCTCAACCTCTCGAGCGTGCGGGTGCGCCAGGATTTCGTCCGCCGGCTGGCCTCCTCGGTGCCGGGGCTCGAATGGGCGGCCATTCTCGAGCAGGTCTGTGCGGGCGCGCTCGCCGTGCTGCATGAACATGCGCCGGCGGTCTGGCTCTGCGGGGCCACGCTCCCGAGCGTCGATCCGTTTGTGCTGAATCCGCTGCTCTACGCGGGGCATCCCACGCTCCTGTACGGCCCGGGGGACAGCGCGAAGAGCCTGTTGGCGTGCTACTGTGGGCTGCTGCTGTCGAAGGGGGGCGCCGCGCATGGGCTCTCCTGTTCGGCGAAGGCGGTGCTGTACCTGGATTGGGAGCTGCAGGCGGAGGACGTGGATCGGCGGGTGGCGATGTTGACGGCGGGCAATCCCGAGCTCCGGCCCGGGACGTTCGCCTACGCGCCCATGTGTCGGCCGCTCTCCGACGTCGTGGAGTACGTCACTGGCCTGATTGCGGAGACCGGTGCGGACGTGCTGATCGTCGATTCCGTGGGGTTGGCGGCCGGTGCGGAGCTGGAAAAGGCGGAAACCGCGATTCGGTTCTTTCAAGCCCTCAAGCTCTTAAAGCGCCCCGCGCTCTTGATCGGCCACACGGCGAAGAGCCAGGACGAGGACAAGCGCACCCCCTTCGGCTCGGTGTACTTCTTCAACCTCTCCCGCACGATCTGGGAGGTGAAGAAGGTCCAGGAGCCCGGCACCAGCACGTCGCTGATCGGCCTCTATTCCAAGAAAAACAACCTCGGCCCGCCGCATCCCGCCCTCGGGTTCTCGTTCCGGTTTCAAGAGCAGAGCTGTTTTGTCGGCACCGCGAACCTCTCCACGGAGCCCGTGTTGGAGAAAAAACTGTCTGTCGGTGAGCGCATTGCCGGCCTCCTGGCCGATCGAGAGCCCCGAACTCCCAAGGCCATCTGTGAGGCCACCGGTCTTCCAGAAGGCTCGGTCCGCTCTGCCCTGCTCCGTGGCCTTGACCGTCTCTGGATTAAAATCGACGACTTTTACACCCTGAAATCCTCCAATTCCACGTAGCACCACGTTGCACCGTTGCATCGCCGTTGCATGTTCCGTTGCATGCAACGCACTCCGTTGCAAATCCCCCCCGTTTCATTTATAAGAATAAATGAAAACCCCCCCTGCAACGGAGGATGCAACGGCTCCTCCGTTGGGCAGACAAAGAAAGACACTGCAACGCTCTTCAGATTCTTTTTTTCTTCTCAGGGGGAGACCCCCTGAAACCCCACTCAGAACCAGGGCTACAATGTAGGGTGCCGTAGAACGGAACGCTACATGGCCGCCCTTCACGTTTCTCCCCCTCGCCTGTGGGTCGGAGCCATCCACTGGTCCGACGCCAAGAAGGGCCTCTTCCACTTCTTTCTGAGCCTACGACTTTCGTCTCTAAGTAGTTGATACTAGACGCAATCGAGGAGCTCTGTCAGAGCGAGGAGGGGGTAAGCCATACCCTCTCCCACCCTCTTTTCTTTCCTACCTCTTTGATTTTCTTGATGAACATTCCAAAGGGGCACGCTCCTTCTCTTATCGCTCTCGGCCTTTCCTCCTGGGAGAAACCCTACCTTATCCATCGGCGCGAGCCATGCCTGTATCTGATTAGATACATCGGAGTCTGTTCATTTTTGAACAGCCCTGTTCATTTTCAGTGGAAGGCGATTCCATAGGGGAGGAAGCTGGTTACACACTGGAGTCTGACGTAGCACGAGAGGCTACCAGATACGGGCCGGACGGGAGGAAATGGCCAAGATCGTGGGGTGTCATCGCGTGAAAGGGGCGAATGCAGAGCGGCACAACCTTTGCTTCTCTACCGTGTAGGACAGCGTGCTACACCACCACCCAAGGAGGGAACAGACCATGAAGCACACGCGAGTGAGGGTCAATGAAGAGGGGATGACGATTGACGGGACGAGCGGCCAGGGCTGTGTCGTCGTGACGTACGCCACGCTCGTCGAGGCGTTTGGCGAGCCCCTGGAGGGCGACGGCTACAAGACGGACGCGGAATGGGTGCTGGAAGCGGAGGGCATCACGGCCACGATCTACAACTGGAAGAACGGGCGCAACTACAACGGGCCCCAGGGCGGGCTCGACGTGGAGAACATCGTCCGCTGGAACGTGGGCGGCTACGACCAGCAGGCCTACCGGCTCGTATGTCGGCTCCTAGGGGTGCGGCCATGACGAAGGCTACTAAGCCAGTCAGCCGCGAAACCGAGGCCACCGTCTTTAGTCTTGGTGAACGGCGCTCGATCATCGTCACCATTGACCGCTTCGGCTTGACGTTGGGCTTTCGGCTCAAGAGTCATCGCCGCACGTTCTCACTGTCTACGCAGGACTGTTACTACCAGGCCGTTGACCAATGGGCCATCCGCGAACGGGCGAAGAAGAAGGCCGAGCGGCGCGCCAGGAAAGGCAGGTAACCTATGTCCTACCGCATTCCACGGTATCAAATCAGCCTCGTGCGCGACGGGAGCCTACGGGCTGAAGCCAAGCGCATCACGCAGAGCACCGACGCCGCGCCCATCATTCGCGCCCTGATCGGGGACGCCGACCGCGAGCACTTTGTAGTCCTGTGCCTCGACGGGAAAAACGCCGTCATTGCGGCCAACATCGTCAGCGTCGGGAGCCTGAACTTGGCCATTGTGCACCCGCGCGAAACCTTCAAGGCCGCGGTGCTGTGCAACGCGAACGCCATCATTTGCGGCCATAACCACCCGTCTGGCGACCCCGAACCGAGCATGGAAGATCAGGCCTTGACCAAGCGCCTGCACGCGGCGGGCGAGGTCTTGGGCATCAAGCTGCTTGACCACATCATTGTCGGCGACCCAGGGCGTCAGTATTCCTTCGCCGACCAAGGTCGACTCGACCACTAACCACCACGAAAGGAGAACCCATGCGTTACGTCGTGACGCTTTCTTCAGAGACATTCGGACAGGAGGAATTCAACGAAGAAACGAAGGCCGAGGCCGTCCAATGCTTCGACCGACTGAGATTACTGGCCATGAAATGCGCGGTTGATGATAACGTCCCGCGCCGCGTCACCTTGGAATTCTACACGCACGACAACATCTAACCACCCAGCGCCCGCCCTGGGGCCTCGTACCAGGGCAGAGAGGGAGAACCGATGGACGCACTCAGTCATGACATGGCCCCGACGTACCAGTGGGCGACGAGGCCGGACGATCAGCGCTTCTTGAGCTTGGAGGAGCTCCGCCAGCACGTCGGCATGCGCCGCCGTGACTCGTGGACGACGGCCGATAGCGTGAAGAATCTCCGGGTATTCGCCGACAGCGGAAGGCCGATGCTCGAAGCGCACCGACTGGCGACAGGGCGACGGGAAATCCTGGAGCCGTCGAATTGGGCCTTCGGGCAGTTGGCGAGCTACGCCGACGCGCCGGCGAGCTACCTGCGGAAGCTGCCGGCAGAGCTCGCCGCGATCAACCTGCAATGGGGCTTGGAGCACAACGCGCCCCGCGAAGATGCCTTGCTCTTCGCCCACACGAACGGGGCGCACTCGCTCCGCGCCATGACCTCGACCAGCTACGGGCGCATCTGGGACGAGCAGGTGGTCCAAGCGGTCGAACGAGTCAACCAGGACGGGCGGTGGAAGGTGCCTGCCGCGAGCTACGCGACGGACAATCCGAAGCGGGCAAGCACGCTCTATGCGTCCGATCGGGACGTGTACATCTTCCTCGTGGACGATCAGCGCCCGATCGAAGTTCCGGGTTTGGACAAGCCCCGCTTTCGTGGCTTCTTCACCTGGAATTCCGAAGTGGGGGCCGCCGTGTTTGGGCTCTGCACGTTCCTGTATGAATTCGTGTGCGACAACCGGAACATCTGGGGAGCTGCCGACGTGCGGGAGCTCCGCATCCGGCACACCGGAGGCGCGCCGGAGCGCTTCGCGCATGAAGGAGCCCGCTATCTGCAACGCTACGCCGAGGCGAGCCCGTCGGGAGACGTGCAGCAGATCACCCGCGCCATGGAGAAGGAGATTGGCCGGGACGACAAGAGCATCACGACGTGGCTGAAGGAGCGGGGCTTCACGGAGCACGCGAGCAAGAACGCGATTGCCGCCGCCCGGTCGGAGAACGGCGAAGCGCGCACGCTCTGGCAGATCGTGAACGGGCTCAGCGCCTACGCTCGCCAGATCCCGCACACCGACGCCAGAGTAGCCCTCGAAGTGAAGGCGGGGAAGCTCATGGAGATCGTGAGCGGAAACTAAGTCCTCTGATGAGCCGGGGAAGCTCCGGCGAAACGGTGGGGGACAGCCCCCACGTCAGGACAACCACCAACCGAAAGGGGGAACCGATGACCACCGCACCGCGCATGAGAGAGCCTTTGCGGACGCTGCTGATGCAGGCCGCGAAGCAGGCCGGGAATTACGAGGAGCGCGCCCTTGCCTACGTCGAAGAGGAAATGACCCTCGCCGACCTGGACGACGCCAGCCGCTTCTTTGCCTGGCTCCGAGAGCACGGCTTGACGTTCGGACACGGCACCATTGACCTACGCTTCGAGGAATTTACGACCGGACGCGCACCGATGAGCCAGGAGGCCGCCTATCAGTACGCGATGAGAAAGGAGAGGATGACGCCATGACGCACACACCGGGACCGTGGAAGGTACCAGGCACAGACGACGGCGAATACGTTATTGCTCATCATGACGGCAAGAAACTGCGGACACTTGCCCATGTCTATGACGAGGCCAACGCTCGCCTGATCGCCGCCGCGCCGGAGTTGCTGGCTTTTGTAGAAATGGTAGCCAGACTCACAAACGCCAAGCACACAGAAGAAAGCGAGATTGATGCCGTCATAACAGTCAATCGCCTTAGACAAGTGGCACAAGCCGCGCTCGCCAAGGCGCAGGGGAAGGAGGGGAGCCCATGAGAGACAAAAAGAAGTTAACTAAGGAGCAAAAGAAGGCGAGGGCCGGAGTGATCTTCACCGGCGACGAGCCGACGAACGCCGACCGCGCTGAACGAGGAGCCCGCACCTTACTCGACTTTTACGCCTTCGAGTACGGCGAGGATGAAAGCAACCTGCGTGACCTGTTGGCCGACTTGATGCACCACGCCGACAATCAAGGCCTTGACTTCAACAACGAGCTCCGCATCGCCCGCGACCACTACGAGGCGGAAAAAGAAGATGAGGGCTGACCAATGCTTAACATGCGATTGATTCTCATTCAGTCAACGCTCCGCGAGGGGATTCACCTGAAGCTCGATCATGGAAACGATTGGAGCCAAGAGGGCCCCTGGAACGTCGCCTTAGTCACTGACCGGAACACGTATCCCTACTGGATACAATTTCATGGCCAGACGCCGGACGACGCGCTCTTCAAGCTCCAACAGTATCTCGGAGGGACGCGACCAGACCACGCCCGCGATCAGCGCCCACCGAGCGCGTTTTTGATGGACGTACCAGAAACGACCGCGCAGTTAACCAAGGAGGGCTGACCGATGGGACAGGCACAGATTGACGCGAGAAAACGAGTACAGGAGAAGCGGGCGAAGCGTCGGCTGGAGCGGGCCGCGCCGTATTTATTGGAGTACCTCGAAGCCAGCATTGAGCATTTTGGGACGTTCTACGACGCCGGTGAGGAATGCGGGACGGAGCCGCGATTCATCGAGGAAGCGAGGAAACTAATTGCCAGCTTAAAAGGAGGCTGACCATGCCGAACGAAAATTGCTTGGAAGGAATGCAATGTCCGAAGTGCGGATGTGAAGGGCCATTCACGATTGGAATTAAAACGACGGTGCTGATGACGGACGAGGGCAGCGAAGACGACCCCATGGGCGCAGATCAGGAGTGGGACGACGATTCGTATTGTGGATGCTGTGAGGAGAGCTGCCCATTCTCAGGCACCGTGAAGGATTTCCGAGCAGCGGAGGGCCAGCCATGAAACATTTTTGCGACAACGAAGCGTGCGAGAACAAGGCCGTGCAACAAGTGTACGTGTCCGAGAACTGCTACCAGGATAGCACGCGCTGGTACTGCCACGCCTGCGTGGAAGTGTTTTTCGTCGGGGTTCAACATGGCGGATTTCGAGAGCGGGCAGGCAAGGGAAGGGAGGCGGTGACGGTATGAATCCCTACGACCTCGCGCCCTACATCGCCGACCGGGAACGGGAGCGCCGCCGCCGCGTGCTGTGGAGCGTCCTGCTCTCAGCGCTGGCGGTCGGCATCGCACTAGGGATGATTTGGAGCTAACGAAAGGAGGGGAAGGCATGCGACACGATGAGCCACTACGATTCCGGAACTTTTACACCTGTCCCGATGATGGGACGCGCTGGCATGATGAATGGTCCTGCCAATGTAACGACCGATGCCCGACATGTAACAAGGAAATCACGCCAAGCTACAGCGAAGACCTCGCCAAGGCTGGCGGAAATGAGGCCTGAAGACACCAATGGGGACGCCGGACCATTCCGGCGCCCCCACCATCCACCACCCAAGAGAGAACCAGAAACGACCTTACTCTACTACGAAAGGAACCGACCATGCAAGATCAAAACGACCGCGCAGGTGAGGACCGCGCACCCTTACCCAACAAACTCTACGAAGGCGTCCGCTACGAGGGCGGCTGTGGCGTGACCGTGAACGGTCAGGCGTTGCACCATGTCGCCGTGCATTCGCCGACCGGCTTTGAATGGGGCTACGGCGGGAGCGGGCCAGCGGATCTCGCGCTGAGCATTCTGGCTGACCACTTTGGGGAACGACCGCGCACTGCCGCCTATCGGCTGGACCCTGGCCGGACGTGGTACTGCTGGAGCCTGCACAACTATTTCCTCAAGGATTTCGTGCAGCATTTTCCGCGCGCTGGCTGGAGCATGACCGCGCGGGATATTGAGACGTGGCTGGCGGGGAACCCGGAGCTCGTGGAAGCGATTCGCGCCCGCATCGCCCTCGATGAAGACTTCGCGTTGATCGACGCCCTGGCAGACAAAGCCGAGGCCGGCCCCCTGACGCCCGAAGAGGCCCAGACGCTCGAGGCCGCCTATCAACGGGTCAAGGCCAACGCGCGGAGCTACTCGGCGTGATAGCCGCGCCCCTGCATACAGAGCCGGTAGAGCTCTTGTTGGTCGTCCCAGATCACGGCGCGGAAGGAACCGTGCCGGCACTCGTAGGCGTCCCGGCTCGCTTGCTCGTAGGAAGCCCCAGGCCGGGACCACTGCTCAGTCGCGCACCCAGCCAACACGAGCAGGACGACGGTGATGCGTACCCCCATCGCCCTACCCTGCCGTCGAGGAAGATTGCTCATGCGCCGCCGTCATCATCGCCTGATAGAGTTCGAGCGGCGTGATCCATCGCTCGAGATACCCGGTCCACCCACACTCATCACAGCCCAACTTGGCTTGGCATAGACAGGGCACGCGGACATGCACTGTCATTTCAGTCTTCATCGTTTCCCTCCTCTCTCTCGGACAATCATCACAAAAATACCAATGGCCGCGATGGTGCAGATGGTGACAATGGCCACGCTGCCCCACACCATCACCGGATTCTGAATCGCCAGTGCCGTCATTTCCCCATCACCCGCTCGGCCTGCCGATCCAGGGCGGCCCGCTGCGTTGGCAAATTGACCACGGTGTAGACCTTGGCGGTCGTCCGGATATCGGTATGATTCATGATCGTTTGGATGATCCGCAGATCCTCTTCATGATTGATCATCCAGGTCCCCAAGGTGCGGCGATAGTCGCGGATCGTCACGTCGGGGCAACCTGCAGCCTTCCGAATCTTGCGCCAGTGATATTGCACCGCCGTCCTGGACCAAGGCAAGTCCGGCCGCTCACCGTGGAAGACATAGGCACCCACCCGAGGCATGCGGTTCAGGAAGACACACGACCACTGGCTGAGGGCCAAGGTTTGTGCCTTGCCGTTCTTGGTGATGGGCTTATACCAAATGCCGGCCGTCAGATCCACATGCCGCCACTGCATGTAGCGCAATTCTGACATTCTCGATCCTTCAAACAAAAGCAGGTAAAAATAGGTCTTAATCTTGATAGGTTTGCGATCAAGGATCGGTTTGACGTTCGCCCATTCATAGGGCAATAAATAGCGCTCACGGACATTTTTTGTCCGCTTGGATGGACAACGACCAAACCAGGAAGCAAGTAGGATCAGGACCCGCGTGATGATCAT